AACACCCTCTTAACAAAACGCCAAAAACCGCGCAGTTAAAGGACATCGCGCATCGGCACAGGTTGATTAAGGGGACGTGTGGGACGTGCCAGTATTGGGATCGCGAATTACTATATTGTGCTCGTGTAGGACATTTTGTAGCAACGCCAATGTACGCTTGTGTGTTCTATAAAGCAAAGGACGTTGACACACAAGAAACTGCGGCGAAGGAGGCCGCGACGAAATGAAACTATTTATCGCCCTAACTCTGCTGTCACTAAGTCGCCCCGCGTACGCAGTAGACGACGCGACATTAACAGCGGTGCTCTATCTCGTACAGCAGCACCCGCACCCGCTCGCCGATGATGCCGACGCATTGACTGAGATCGCCGACGCACTTTACGACGCCGCGCAACAGTACCGCGTGCCTGCGCTGCTACTCGTGTCAATGGCGTGGTTCGAATCTCACTTTCGGCCGGACATTTTGAGACTAAAAACCGTCGGCAAACTCGGTGAACAAGGGTTACTGCAAACCGGTCCGCACGCGGTAAGGGACGGACGGTGCGACACTTCAACGCTCACCGGGCAGGCCGCTTGTGGTGCGCGCTGGCTCGCTCTTGCGCGCGACGGTTGCAACGGGTCGATAGAGCAGGGCCTTGCGCTGTATGCCTCAGGGCGCACGTGTCACGCGGAGAAGAGTAAACGATTGCTGTGGAGGGTTAACGCACGGCTGCACCTTTGGCGACGGCTGGAGGGGAGGTTTGGGAGATGACTTTGCTAATAACAAAAGCGTGGGCGATGCCTTCTAAAAATACTTTCACGATCAAACCGATTAGGCAGATCGTCGAAAAATACGCGCACGGGATAATTGTAGACCCATTTGCAAACAGTAGTAAAATCGCAACAATAACTAATGATTTGGACCCCGCTTTTGACACTGATTATAATTTAGATGCTCTTGATTTTTTGAAAATACTACAGAACAACAGCGCTAATACTGTGTTATACGACCCGCCTTTTTCCCCGCGCCAAGTGAGCGACTGTTACCGCAAAATGGACAGAACAGTCAATAAGGAAACGACACAAAAATCATTTTGGGCAAAATTAAAGCGAGAAATTACACGGGTTATTATGCCACAGGGAATCGTTATTTCGGCGGGGTGGAACAGTGGAGGCATCGGCAAAAAACTTGGTTTTGAGCAAATAGAAATTCTACTTGTCGCTCATGGCGGGGGACGTAACGACACAATTGTTACTATAGAAAGGCTTGGGCGATGATCGAAAAATTAGAAAAGGCATTTCTGATTTTTATCACAACGTTTTATGTCGCAATAATCTTGACCGGACTGCCTGTGTTGCTGGCTATGACCGTGACTGTGGTTGTGCACATTTTTACCGGCGAATGGTTGATGTTATTATGAGCACCGCAAGCAAAGCACGAAAAACCCGATGGCAACGATTGCACTATAAAAATTTTGATCATAACTGGAGGTGCATCAAGTGCGGCGGGATAGTTAGCGCAAATAAAGATCTACCGCCACGATTAACCGATGACGGATTTCGCGAGTGGGTGGTTTTAATGAGCTGCGGTTGTGTGATTGGTTTTTCGGACATTTTCAATTATTTAAAAGAGAGCGAGGATAAGACAAAATGAAAGTCAAAATCAAAACTTGGGATAGATTGCGCAGCGAATACGGCCCTGCTGATGACATGGGGACAGTATTAATATTTACCCCCGGCGTTACGTTCACGCGTCCGATGGAGGCGGCGTTACCCTCGGACAGATTAATTGAAGTCGAACAAATTGGATTCGATCTTTTTAAATGGCATGTTGAGGATGGGGACTATTTGATCACCGATCAAGTGATCGCCGAATACCTCGACGACGAAGAACCCGCAACCGGCGCGGAGATCGTCGATCAACTGATTGGGCCTGAGCCTAAGCCAACATGGGACAACGACGAGGATTGCCCTTTAACTCCGCCCTCGTGTAACGGCGGTGATTCCTGTGAGTGTCAATTCGTGGAACCAGCGTCACTACTATCTGACAACCCCCCCATGGATCTAGTAGATCTAAACTTCGTAGCCGCAATGTCCCTGAATATGCAGCGAGGCATCAAAGGCGACCGCGTACGCGACGGCTGGAGGGATATGCCTTGGGACGCGGAAACCCAGTCACTGTATAGGTCAAAGCTTTTACGCCACGTTAAAGATCGAGATTGGGCAGCGGTGGCGTGCAACGCTATGATTCTTTTTGTGAGGGGCGAAGTAAAATGAACATAGTACAAAACTACATAGCCCCTGCGCTGTTTGCGCTCGTGCTCGTCCTCGTGGTTTACTTCGCGGTCAAAATGGGCGAGGAATCAGACCGCTACTTTTTTGATCGTTGCGTAGCAGAATGTGAACACGCGCAAGACGCCGGTGCTATTGAGTCAGAGGATTTGAAGAGCTGTAAACACGGTTGTTATTTGCGCAATATTAAACCGAAGGAGGGGAGAAGATGAAAGCACTAACACTATACCCCGAGTGGGCGTGGGCAATCACGCATCTAGACAAGCGCGTCGAAAACCGCTCCTGGATGGCCCCGTCATGGCTCGAAGGCGAGCGGTTCGCGATCCACGCGGGAGCGTCGACGCGGGCTTATGACAAGGCCGGATGGTTATTTGATCTTCGCGAAGCGGCAGAGGACGCGGGTTGGAGCTCGCATTTTGTTGACGGGGAGACCGAATTTAATAAAGGCGCAGCCTATGCAAAACTAAACCTCGCCCATAGCGCAATCGTCGCCGTGGTACGCGTGCGAAAGTGCACGCCCGATTTACCTCTCCCACCGTGGGGGCAGATCGGGAATTTTCACTGGTATCTAGAGGATGTCCAGGTATTACCTACGCCGCTAAGGTGCGCAGGACAGCAGGGGCTTTGGAACGTGCCTGAGGAATTGGTTTTGGGAATTGAGAAACAGATCGGAGGTGTGAAATGAACACCTGTCGTAACTGTAAATTTTTTCTCGACTCAGGTCACGTTCTTGTTGTATCGCCGCGCCGCAAAACACCCGCCGTCGCCAAGGACGGTTTGTGTCGCCTCACCCTCGACGAAGTCAACAACGACGACGACACGTGCGAAAAATTTGAAATTGCGAAACAGATCGGAGAAGTAAAATGACAAAACAAGAAATCAAAAAACGGCTCGAAGATATTTTAAACGATAGCCCGGATTTTTTCTATTCGAGTGTTGTTGATCTAATTTTTGACTTGAATCAGGATATAAAAAACGATGACTAAAAATCTAATCACCCTACTGTCCCCCGGACACGGCGGCGTCGGACCGTTTAATACGTACCTCACGCGCTGGAAGCGCAGCTTCGAAGTGCCTCCCGGCGTTTATGAGGGCGGTTTTAATGAAGAGATAGTAGAAGAGGTTGAGCGACAAATTCTGCATTGCGGTAACACTTTTGAATTGCCGGGAGGGCCAGGTACGCCGACGATGGTTATCCCCGACTCAGATATTTCGACCGTCAACCTCCGCCCTGGCCCCGTCAACACACCGCTCCGAAGCCGGATCAAATATTCAAACGCGCTCAAGCGAGCTTTACCCGATCACAAATTTCTGTACCTCGCTTGTCACGCCAACGCCGCGCGAGGTAAGGGCTGGAGCAAAGCACGCGGTCACAAGATTTTTTACAAAGCCGGAAACGCAGACAGTAAGCGGCTCGCGAGGATGATTGATTTTGCACTCACTTACGCGTGGCCGGGCGTACCGTCACGCGGTATCAAAGCAGCGCCATGGTTGCGTGAGTGTCGAGGGCCACGAATGCCAGCGGTGCTGGTTGAGTTTGGTTTTATGACTAACAGGGAAGATTGCGAGTACTTGAGCGACCGCGAAAAAATAGAAAGAGCAGGCGAGGCGGTCGCGTTAACAATCGAGGAATGGAGCAAGACACTATGACCGCCCTCGAAATCTACACCGCAATAATTTTGGTCACGTGTTGGTCCGCAAGCGTGCTTTATCTGTTGCTATCACCGGCCGAGCGCGAAATTATCACGCGACGCACACGGAATAAATCGCGGCGACGTAACTGCAAAAAACCGATGAACGGAAGGGAAGCAAAAAGATGAACCCGTTTATAAATCTACTCACAAGCGCAATCAGCCCCGTGACCATCGGCTTGCTCAAAAGAAAAATCCGACGACTCGAAAACGAGAACGCGGCGCTGCTCAACCGAATCGACGCCGTCGCCGACAAACTAAAACGTGAGCGCACGTTACACGCGGTAACGCACACCCGCCTTGACGCAGCGAGGAAGGAGGTGCGAATGTTGCGGCTGCGTCTCGTTCAACGCCGCACCAAACCGATTGCTGAAAATCCCTACGGGTGATAAAATCCGCTTGACAACCCAAGGATTTTTACAATGAAAATTTGGCCTTTTAAAAAGAAAAACGACCTTGAAATTTCTGTAACCGACGCCAACGAAGACGTTGATCTGGAATCACTTTTCAGCGTACCTGCTGAAAATTTTCTTGACAACATCACAGTTGACAGCCTTAAAAAAACGGTTACTCGAATGCTCCAGGATGAGCAGGTCTTCTCTGAGTATTCGACCTTCAAAAGTTTTGTTACGTCCGCTGAACACGACATTGACGCGGAAAACGAGACTATCAAAGAGGAAGCCGCGCAGTACTTGAAAAACATCGAGGTTCAGAAGCTGCTTGAGGCCCTCGATTATGGCTCGATAATCTGCGAAGTCATTTGGGACGACCCTGCGAACAACGCTGGAAAGTGGGTAATCAAGCGCCTTAAAACGCTTGACCCTGAACGCTACGGGTTTAATAAAGCCGGTCAAATAGTTGACCGCGAAAATGATATAGTCCTCGATCAACCCTATAAATTTATCAGCGTTTCTCACGACGTGCGCAACGATAACCCGCAAGGTAACTCACTTTTACTTAAAGCTTACTGGCCTTGGTTTTTCCGCAAAACCTGTATCCGCGCGGGTATGCTCTACACAAAGAAGGCGATCATCCCCTCCCTCGTGGCGATTTATAAAAGCGCAATCGATCAAAAAACAACAGAAGCAAACGGTGCGGCAATCGCAAAAAAACTCACCGCGCTGGCGAACTCTTCGGCGGTGGCCATGGCTAACGTCGACAGCGTTCAATCAATCAACGCGACCTCAAAAGGCACGGACATCGTCAACTTGATTGAGTTGTTCAATCGGATGATTTCAAAAGCATTTCTAGGGACGTCTACTCTCACTAACGATTCCCGGTATTCGAATCAAGGCGGCTCCGACAACCAGGTTGATTTAATCAAGACACGAGCGCGTGAGATCGCTGTCAACGAGTGGCAGCCTGCGATCAACACGTTACTATCCTGGACCTGGGAGCTGAATCACGGCGTCACGAAGGACGTGCCTTTTTACCGTTTCGTTTACGATTACGATCCGACCTTTGAGGAGCTGCTCAACGCGCAAAACGCGCGCATCCCCTTCAGCCTTGAGTGGTTCAGAAACAAATTCAACATCGAGGCTCCCAAAGACGACGACGATTCCTCGGTTAAAGACGCTCAAATTTTTTCAAGTAAAGTGGAGGCTGGCGACCGTTTTTTTCAGCGCGACGCGAAGCCGCCGAAGCTGATGACCGCGATCTCACGGATGCGACGGAATATTTCGGAGGATTAATCGCCGATAATCTTTGGCCGGAGCTTTACGCGAAAGTCGAAGATGAAAATCCTACACCGGGAGAGCCTTATATCACCGACGCCAGCGCGATTAATGAGGAGGGCACCATCAATACACACCTCCTCGGTTTTGCTCACGTGGCGCGCAACGTCGCAACGCAAGAGGGGGACAACAAAACACTTAGTATGTTCGCCGCCGACACCCCCGTGATTGACGAACGAACTATTGAAACGATTCTTGAAGACGCTGGCGTCGGAAAAGATTACATTCGCGAGCTGGAGGCCGCGTTGCAAGATACGCTCCCGGTGCGCGCGAAGCTTGACTTCTACGACAGCATGAAGACTCTTCAAAAATATTTAGCAGAGAACGTACCGACCGGGATGGGCCTGCGAGAGTTCATCGACAGCGTCGGCAAAGACGAGGTCATGACCGCGCTGGGTATCTCGCCGGAGAACCCGCATTATATCGAAACGGTCTATCGGACCAACTACGGCACGGCTCACAGTGCGGGACGCTGGGCAGCTTCGCAGGCTTCTAAAAGCGTTGTACTGCTTGAGTACCAAGCTGTCATGGACAACCGCACAACGCCTATTTGCAGCGAGCTGAACGGTGTGATCCTGCCGAAGGATCACCCGTTCTGGGACGCACATTACCCACTTAACCACTTCTCCTGCCGGTCAACGGTGACAGAGCTGACGGAGTCTTATGTCGAGATCGAGGGCATCGAAGAGACACAAACACCGCTGATTGACGCTGATATTATCCATAAAGATTTCAACACGAACCCAGGGCAATCGCTCGATTGGATGAAACCATCAAAAGGCATGAAAGAAAGGCTCGCGAGTTATGAAGCGCCGTAGAGTCCACCCTGTGATCGAGCTGATAAATAATAAATACGGCTCGGTCAGTGACTACGCGGCTTCCCTCGGTGTGCACTGCACCTCCATCAGCCACGCTCTGAGTTTTGATGATGGTTACGAAAAACTTTTTTACAAAATCGCAGAAGAGTTCGACTTCGAGGATGACTTCAATTTAATAGATAGGTACTGAGCGCACCCGCGCCAACACTGAGGATCCCAGCCAACGCAAGAAAAAATTTTGTCCGCGCCTTGGTCTCCGCGCGTGTCATCGTTTGATTGCCGCACGCGGATTTGTGCTCACCGATTGCGTATGCCATCAAGTCGGTCGCGCTGTCTTTTGTGAGCATCTTACTTAAGCCGGAGGTGTTCGTCTTGAGCATGTCAACGTTTGTTTTCAGGACCTCCACATCAACTTTTAGGCCAGTGATGTCGGAGGAGATCATATCGATCTTTTTTTCAATCCGGATCGTGGTAGTATCGTCTGGCATCGGTAGTCCTATTCGGGCGGCACAACGATGAGCCGCTTGGTTATTGCGTTTCCGCCGCATTTGTCGCAGTAGGTGTAAAGCGTGTTGGTCGCCGGAACGAGACATAGATAATCCGAGGTAGTATGCGTCGCATCGGTCGCGGGGTTCGAACCGCTCGCGGCGGTGAGTTTTACACCGTCCGCGTAAACTGTGAAAACCCCAGTGTTTGAGCGGGTGACAACGATCCTGGCACGGGCGGCCAAAGAAATCGTGGCGTTGGCGGTGGTCATCAAAGTCGACGCAACCGCGCCGCTGGTGATTCGCTGCAATTTGAGCGCGCCGGATGAATTGATTTCGACCTGAAAACCATTTTGTGCCGCGGCATTGTACGCACCCGCGACGGTGGCGATGATCATCGTCGAGGCCGCGCCGGTCGTCGAAAACTCCCACGTCCCATACGCCGCCTCGGTCGCGGAATGGTGCATTGAGATAGTCCGCGCTGCGAGTACGCCGGTGCCGACACAGTTGATCGATTTCGTGCCGTCTGATTCGGTGATTTTGTGTGTTCCCGAGATTACCTCGAACAGGGAATTTGAGAGTTGGCCGGTGGTGGTGTTGGTGACTAACTCTACACCGGGGGTTGTGTGCCAGAGGGCTGTCGCGGCTTTGGCATATTCAGCGGCGAACCAGTCGGCTGATTTTACTTCTTTGTAGATCTGGGGGGCGATGATTGAAGCTGCCGCGTTTTCAATTGTGGCAGAAATGGAATTCTCTCCTAAAAATCTAAAACCGTCTGCATCGACTGCCGCGAGATAAAACAACGTAGTATCTGCCAAGGTTCCAGCCGCTACACCGTCGATATACAATGTAACTAATGTAGATGCATGGTCGATAGTGTAACCAATATGCACCATTTTGCAGAGCATAGATGTTGTCGTCGTGATAGACACATAAGCAGCACCGTTAAAATGCGCATATTTAATCGTGCCATTATGTATAATGGCCACGCCGCCGTTACCTGTTTGTGACCAGTTGGCTCCGCCGACGCCTTTACAAAAAATTGGCGCTGTCACCGCAGGCACCGCACATGGAAGTGCCCACCCACAAACCGTATGCGATTCCGTCCTCGGGTTTAGTTGAGTCGCATCAATCCCCGTATCAATCGAGTCGTTACCGCACCCACGCACCGCCGGACCGAGTAAATGCGGCTCGGGAACCTGCCCGGTCAACGCCGCGTCATTACCGTAACTCGACACGTCCAGAATCTCACCTTCGACGGCGCGACAATTATACCCACCGTAGAGATTATTCGAATCAGTGACCTGGACGTTGGCGCAAATCGCCTGGTGCGGTGCCTGATTGGCCATTAGTTGATCGCCTTCGTCGCCTTCGCGGCAACAAACGTGTCCCCATAGTCCTTAAACGTCCCGGTCTTGGCCACGACTTTCGACGTCGCGTAATCGATAATCGCTGCGTCCCCGCTGACTTCCGCTTTGACTTTCGTTTTCAGCGCGGCCACAGTTTTCGGCTTACTGTCGCTGGACATTGCCGCATCACACGCCGACTGGACCGCCTCGATTTTGTCAATCGCCGGGCCTATCAAGTGATGAAACGATTTCCCTTTCTCGAAATCAGCGTATATCTCGTGCTTGATTTCGAGCGCGCCTTTACCCTGAGCGTACAAGTCAAAGATCTTTTTTTCCTGTGTTGCGTTGAGTGATTTCGTGATTGGTTTTTCCACTCCGCGCTCTTTTCTGTTGATGATCATTTTTAAATCCTAACTCACAATCAGCGCGCCCTTGGTGTCAAGGGTGTCGCAAATTGATTTCATTGTTGACCTTGTTAATTTCTTTCCCCAGACGACGACGCTGCGGACATCGCCGTCGTCAAGGTACTCGAAATCCTGATGGTTGTTATCGCCCGCAGCACCACGACCTAATCTAAAATAGATAGCCTGAGCGCTCACTACCTGGTTGACGACTATTCGTCGCGTGCGCCCGCTGGCGGTCACGGTGTATAGTGAGCACTTACTCTTACTTAAATCGTTTACGATAAACAGATTTAAAACCCCGCTGAACGGTGTCGCGCTTGTCCAGGTCCCTATTGTACCATTGACCTCAAGTTGTATCGAGCTTCCGTCGCTGGCGACTGATAGCACGTTTCGACCGAGCGAAAACAAAGTGTGATCACCGCTTGCTGAATTGACGTCGACCTGGATCATAATCGTGTGAGTGTGCGCAGAAAAATCAGCCGTGAAAGGAGCTTCGCCGAAATCGTCGGCTCGAAACAAGCGCTTATAAATTGTGTGAGCGTTGATCGTGTCGCTTCCGATAGCCACTCCGCCTGACATCACCATGTCGGCCCCGGCCATTGTGTCCACTGCGAGGGTATCGACACCCGCCGATTCCTGGAACGCCCAGTAATTCTCAAGCCCGTTCGAAGCGGCGACGCCCACGTCGGAATAGAAATCGTCGGTGGTTTCGAGTACGTCCCCATAATAGATATTGCCGTTGTCTGTTTCGACAACAGCTTGCGCCTGGAACGTGTGTCCCGCTGTAACCGTTGCGGTATCTGAGTAATCGCCGACCGCTGATAGTGTCGCGTCGCTCGTGTCGGTCCAAGCGCTTCCGCTCGTCACGTCACGCCAGCGAAAACGCACTTTGACACTTGTCTCTACTCCGAGGTCATCAAGCGTCCCGTTGAGCGTGAGTGTAGTTGATGCCAGCGATGGGGTTCCAGTACTGATAACAGGGATAACAATGTAATCCTCTTTGACGCCCGACGCCTCGGTGAACGTGTATTTACCGTCAGCGTTGAGAATTATTTCAACGCCTGAGCCCTGAGCGCACAAGCGCATCGCGTAAAATTCCGCACCGTAGGCAGAGTCACTAGGCACAGCAAGTTTTAAAATGAGGCAATTTTCGTCGTCGCTCATTTTTTTAATCAACCAAGATTTCGGGTAATCAGTAAACGTCGAAGCGGCGGGAACAGTGATAGTAACGTCGCAAGCAGAGCAGACAACACCGACAGCGTAATCGTCGGAGGCCAACGTGTGATCAGAGGTGACGGGTTTACCGCCGAACGTATAAGGATAAACTAATTTCTTTTTTACGTTCTGGGAAACTAAGGAGGTCATTTAGGGAGCCTCGTACGTCCAGACGTCCGTCGCGTTCGAAGCGTCGGAGCAAACCCACTCAACCATGATTTGCGAAAACGCAAGCCCCGTATCGAGCAACGCGATCCCGTCGTTATCGACCTGAGTTAAAGAGCCTGTAAACTCCTTTGTTACGTCCGCCCATCCCACCAAACTAGACGTATCAGCGGTCTCGTCGTTCGATGCGTAGATCTTCAAAGTCACGCCTCCGCTGATATTCCATTGGATCGAACCATGCAGGAAAGCCTTGCGGCTGTAGAGTTTGCGGTATGTCGCGGCGGCCTGGTTGGACTCGTCAACAAAGTGAATCCCGCCGCTGTACTGTTCCTGCGGGGGGTTGACGACCTCAACCCTGAGCGCGCAAGACGAAGTGTTGATCACCGCGTCGAGGCTGTCCATACTACCGGCGTTCATGATTTGCGCGGTCACGTCGCCGATGGCGTAAGGTGCTCCGCCCTGCTTAAACTTGTACTCTATTCGGATAAAATCCGCGTCGGCGATTGTGGACTCGCCCTCGAAGCGCGCCTCGACCATGGCGTTTGTAACCGCGTCGAGGGTCTTCGTAATCGTCGGCAAATCACCGATGCTTTTGAGCACCGGCGTGAGGATGACCTCGGTTCCCGCAGGCATGGTGCCTACCACAACGATTCTCACAACCGCTTGTGTCGCGGTATCAGCCTCCACGCCGAGGCCGTTGTGCAATGTGTTAAAATCCGAGTCAACATCGGTAGTACTGCCACCCGCAGGGATAGGCAGAGAGGTGCTTATGTCGACCTGCGTTCTGCGGCCATCGGTGACTGTCACCATTCTATGTCCCATTATGAAATCCTTTCAGCGTCTACTTCGCAGGTCCACGAGTCGCTCAAATTGTGAGAGACTCGCGTAACTAAAAAGTCCCCGGTTATAGGCCGTAGACCCTCAATTCTCAATATAGCACCCGCGATTAAATTTGTGTTACCAACTGTTGTATAATTTACAACTTGTGTTGTTTGACTATCAACGGCCATCGCTACGGCCCTTGCGGCGTCTGGGTCCGCGACCTTCGCTAAAATATTATTTACTGTTTCGCTTTTTGAGGTCGCGACGTCGCGCCGGTGTTTTTTGTCATGTGTGCGCTTGCCCGTGCGCGGATCGTAATAAGACACCGCGTAATCGGTAGGCACGTGCGTGTTGTCGGCCACCTCCAGATTCCAAACAGGGTCTTTTGTTACGTCGATTTTTACCGTGGGCGACAGGCCACGCATCGAGAACAAGTTTGTAAAAATCAAAGTCGAATCGTAAATTTTTACGTAACAGCCGAACATGTCCGCGTACTCGGAAACCACCGCCCCCACTGCTTGGTTCTGAATCGCGACGTTTTTTAAATTGATGTTCCAACCGCTCAAAGGGTCGCGCATGAAATTGTAATTCAGATCAAAACCGATCTCTTTGAGAACATCCTGGAGCAGCACCGCGAGCGTCACGCGCTTTTTTGAGTAGCAGATCTGATAGTCAAAACCTTTCATTTCGGTGGGCTTTGAGTTTGCGCCAATCGTTATATAATCGGGTTGAATCCCAAAAGGCCGCGTGTCCACGAAAAGCGCGCCGCTGTTGACTGACTGCGCCGGGATGACCGAGCGGTCGATTATCTCAAGTTCAATCGGTGTACCTTTTGGGAACAGCTTGTAAAGCTTGTCAGCGTAAAAACCGAAATTAACATTAATCGTGTCGGAGGAAAACCCCAGGTTATCAGTGTATTCGACGTCTTGAATGCGCTGAATGAAATCTCGATCAAGCTCTTTACCGTCAACTTTTATCGAGTAATCAAACGCCATTATTTTCGCCATTCCTGCGCGGGCGCTGCGTCGTTCGCGGGCGCTGCGTCGGTCGGTATCTCAATCACCGCGCCTTGCGGTACATCGAGGCGAGCCTTTATCTGTACAGGTATCCTATTTGCGTCTTTAATATCTCGGATTTTAAAGCGGTCTAATCGGTCCCACCGCGTGTCAAAAATCAAGTGCTTAGAAGTGAGCGGTACGTGGTCATCAATCGCGCACGCGCCTTTCAAAATCACGTTACTTGTGGCCGTTTTTATCTCGCAACTTTCCTCGGGAAATCTGCCGCTGCACAAGCCGCTCCAGTACCGCTGCGCCGCCGCGTCCGCTGTCGCCCACGTCTCGCCATTGTCGAGCGAGCGCTGCACGCGGTGCGTACCGTTGCCTGCTACGGTCACGAAGGAGTTATCCTTCGAACGCGCGAGTTCGTTCCAGGTGTTCTGCTCGGCGGCTGTTGTGAGCGTCCAAGACACGCCACCGTTGGCCGAGTACATCGCGCGGTGCGTACCCGTGGTCGATACCGCCGCGAAGCGCCCCGCGCCGTAATCCAACCCGTACCAGGGGTTATTCTCAGGCAGCGAGTAACTTGTAAAATTGACCGCGCCGTCTGTTGATACCGATACGTGCCCGTCACTCGTCAACGCAACCCATGCCCCGCCCCCGGGACACACCGACGAATACAGATAAGTATTCGCGACAGAAGACAACCAAGTCACACCGCCGTTTACTGAGTATTTAATCCGATTAGTCCCCGCCCAAGACACCGCGACAAACACACCGTCTTGGCCATTAACTTCAATCCAGTTATTCGACCCGGCAACGGTAAAGCTAGACCACGTAAGGCCTTCGTCGGTCGAGCGGAGCATTTTACCAGCTTGTCCGACGATAATCCAAACACTATTATCATAAGTCGCGTCGCTCCAAAAACCAGACGAAGTTAAAATCGAGGTCCAAGTTTTGCCGTAGTCCGTGGACCGGGCAACGTGATCACTTGAGCCGTAACCGACCGCTATCAGTACACCGTTGCCCTCGGACACGGTGATATAACCATCGGTAAAAACCGGCATATCGTATTCTGTCCACGTCTCGCCGTCGTCGAGCGACCGCATACTTTTACCAAGCGGCGCACCGCCCCCGCGCGCGACGGCGACAAGATAATGATCGGCTTTTTTTGTTTTGAAAACATCTGTTGCGATCTCCCCATCAATACCGCCGCTGCCGAGCGCGTGAAATTTAGTATCGATTCGCAGGCGACACTCACCGAACGAGTATGCTTGTAACCCTGTCGATACAAGGGCCGTAACCTCGCCGTCGTAAAACACACCGCGTTTTGTTGCGGTCGCGAAGCGCGTAATCGAGGTGAGCTCTACGTTATTCAGATCCACGGTGAGCACGTCGTAAGAGGGGTTTGAGAACAGGTGTAAAAGCGCGCCGTCGTAAAGCAGCCCGTTGTCAGCGGTCGCCGCGAGGGTGTGTTTAACACCGCTATAAACAAACTCCCCAGCGTTATCGATTACGCCGCCGATTATTTCAGCGTTCGCGCCGTTTATCATTGTCGCGAACAACACACCCAAGCGTGCGCCGGTCGGTGAGTCAATCACCGTCACGTTATCCAGATTCGCCGCTGCGCCGGTGTAAGTCGATTGAAGGATAAGGTTATCAGCGTTCGTTTTCTCGACGCTGTACACGCGCGCTGCGCCCGTCACAAATGAGTAGTCACCAAGCACCGCAACCGCAACACCATTCGCGGTTGTGTTTTTCGACACTACGGAAAATTGACCAAAATTATCGACGCTCAAAAGCGTAAGCGCGACGGAGTCTACAACATACAAAGCCATCCCGTCCGCATTACCGCTTATCCCTAGCACCTGGACCGCGTTTGGTTTGACGGAATCGAGCAACGTTAGCGCGCCGAATTGGTCCACCTTGAGCGCGTGAATCCCGTCCGCGTTAGCGAGGTATAAAAACCTCCCGTCGTAATAAACGCGACTGTTTGATGCAACGGTCAACGGTGTGAACGCTGATAGTTGTGTGAGCGTACCGCCCGAATCACCGAGCGTCACAACGCCTAGGGACGTGCTGGCAACAAAGATAAAAACGTCGCTCACGCACACGTCTACTGTGTTCACAAGCGACGTAAGGACGTCGGCGGTGTACTCGAACGGGTCCAGCGTTTTGCCTATCGCGTCGGTAGCAGTAAACTGTCCGGTCACCTCGACATTATTAATGAAATGCTCTTCGTCGGATTCGTTTAACACGTGCATGGCACGCGCGGGAGCGACGCCGCCGCGCGGCAGGCCAGGGAAAGAAATTTGAGAGGGTGCGATTTTTATTGTCATGCGGTCACCCACTCTTTCAAGTCAATATCGATTTCAGCAAAAAGAATTTCACCGTTGGTTCGGTGCTTTTCGCGAACGTTAAAACTCTCAATCGTAAAATCACCGCGATAAGAATCACCAACGTAAAAAGGTGCGGGCTCCTGCGAGTCATGCAGCGCGCGGATCTCCTCGATGTATTTTGTAACATCCGTGTAAAGGCGTTCGTCTTCGGATTTGTCGCCCATTCGATCACCAACGAGTTTGCCCGCACCGAATGATAGCGCAACTTTCCCGAGCACACCGGTTGAAATAATCTCGAAAACCATCGTTGAGATTTTAAGTGAAAACGAATAGGTCTCAAGCTCAAGCCCGGATACCTCACGCAGCGGCTTCTGGCCCTGATACTCTCCGTTTGAAGCTGTCGTCACTATCCGAGGATGATCTGTGAACTTGGCTGATTTACTGCGTGACAGCGAGCCGTAAACGGGCGACGTTAAAAATTCGAAAACAATATCACCGAGCGAGCCCCATACTAATTTGCTCATTTAAACGGCCCCGCTTTCGGACTATTACCCGTGTAAAGTGTCGACGTACTTTGATTCCAGGATACCGCCTCGCGCTTGCGTTTGCGCTGTATACGTTCTAGAGCCTTCTCCATTTCGCGTGCTGCATCGCGCGCTGCTTTCTCTGTTGTCGTATTCGGGTCCGACGACACGTTGACATTAAGCGCGTTAATCAACATATCGCCGACCCCGCCTCCGCCCGCTGCTACACGTTTTTCTTTCGCGTCCGCCGCTTTGTAATACTCGGTCTGCGCGTCCATGATTCGCCGGTCCTGCGCCTTCGTGTCGAATTTCAAAGAGCGCACGGAGCTTGTCGCATCATCAACTACGCCGAGATCTTTGAGCACGCCGAGAACGGCTTCGTGTAAATAAATTATTCCGTCAAGTATCTCGTTGACCGCAGCCATTGCGCCATATTTCATTTGTTCCCAAATGATCGTCCACGAGTACCCTGTCAAAGAAAACTCTTCTCTGAACGCGACAAACGCGACGATTGCGCCCACTATCAGCGTAGTTATCAGCACGAGAGGGTTAGCGAGCATCGCGACGGTGAGCGCTTTAAAAGCCATGGTCACGCCCTTAATAACCCCCGCTATACCCAACGCAATTTTAAGCGCACCGAGGCCGATAACCAACGTAGCTGCAACGGTCCAGATTTTTACAAGCGTTGTTATCAGGCCCTTATTCTCTTGCGCAAACTTGCCGACGCTTTTGATGATCGGCGTCAACTGTTTGAGCATATCGGTCATGACCGGCGCGGCTGCGCGCCCGAAGTCCTCCCAAGCCGTTGCGAGGTTTTGCATAGTTTGACGGTATTTAAAGAGCGTCGTCTTACTCATCTTGTCGGCTTGTTTTGCCATAAGCCCCTGCGAGTTTCGCACTTTGTCCGTAGACTCCGCGAACTTCTCATTCGCAATCGTAGTAAGGGCGATAGCGGCTTTGCTTGCCTCGATGCGTCTAAAGACTTTGCCTAACATTTCGGCGCGCTTCGCCTCGCTGTCGGTGTAGTTATTGACGCCCTCGACAATGTCTTTAAGAGTTCCCTGCAAACCTTTTTGTTTAATCGTTACCGCGTTAACCTCGACGCCTAACTCTCTAAGCACCGCGCGCGCTTGCGAGCTGGGTTTTTGCAACGCGGTGAGCACACCGACGACTTGCGTCATGGATTCCGCCGTTGGATTGCCAACGGAGGTCAACGCAGCGATAGCGCCCATCGTTTCATCAAAAGCAATCCCCGCGCCCGCCGCTGTTGACGCGACGTTACCAAGGGATTGACTCAATTCTACAACGGTTGTTTTACCGGCCTGGACCGCCGCGAACATTTGATCGCTGGCCTGTTCGAAGGTCATCCCCGAAGCCTGCCATGCGTTAACCACCGTGGTTATTGCGTCAGCCGCGACGGCCATGTCAGTCTTGCCACCGACCGCAAGATTACCGGTCGCTTTTAGATACCTGTCAACCGCTTGTTCAGTGACGGGGACGCCCGAAGAAATACCGTCGTAAAGCGCCTTGATTGTGCTTTGAGCGTTTTGACCGAACGTCTTTCGAGTCGCATTAACTATCCCGCCGAACTTGGCTTCTATCTGCGCTGCTGTCAAATCGGTGAGCGTGGCGACCTCCGCCATACCCTCCTCGTACTTGCCGAACGCGCGCGCGGCAAGCGCAACCGGCGCGATCATCGCAGCGCCTATTCCGGCGGTCTTCATCCCACTAAAGATCTGATTTTGGCCTTTACGAATTTGGGCAGCCGACGCAGCAAAGCCGGTCCGCATCTGTGCGAACGCGACTTTCCACTGGCCTTCAACGCGGTTGGCGACGTTACCGCTTGTCACCTGCATCTGTTTCAAGCCGCGTGTCAGCTCGTCTTTGAGTACGAGCCTTAATGCTGCTTCGTAGACGTCAGCCATATCAGACCTTAAACGTTTCTAGCCTAAGTTTGAGCGCGTCAAGGGCACTCAAACCGGGCGGTAATGCGATTGACAAATTCATGGTACCGCCGCCGGGCGGGATAGTTGTCGTCGCCGAGAGGAGCAAGTCAAGCGTGCTCACAAGCAGATCAATCAACTCTTGCGACTGATTCTTGATCTCGATTTGGCCTTGTGCTGTCTGTGTTATCGAGATCGAACCGTTATCACTAACGATTTCTTTTTCGCCGCTCGGCGAGGGTAAAGGTTGATTGTCGCTGGCAATCGCGCCAAGCAGGTACAAGTCCCCGTTATTATCAGCCGCGACAAGTACGTCCGCCCCGACTTCGGGGAGCGCCTGACTTGCGGTGTTGGTCCTGAGGGGCATAACCTCTTCGATAGGCTCCGCGTCGCCGGAGGCGTGCAAAGTCACGACCGCGTAACCGTCCTTATAGCCGATCACTTTCGCGGTCTGAATTTGGTTGCGGATCATCAACTGCTAAAAACCTTTCCGCCGGTTACCTCGTGATCGGTACCGCCTGAGCCTTTTACGAAAGTACTCGACGCCACGTTATGGAAAATCGAGCCGCCAAGCTCGGCATGGTTTCCGTAAACACCGGGCCAAGGCGCGCCGCCTCCGCCCTCAGCAACGCTGTTGATACAAATTATTACCGCTCCTCTGGAAGCGTCTAAACCGTTAGTAGTATAAGCACCGACAATACTATTTTCTATTTGCAGCCGTGTGCCATTGCCGTACGCGACAACAGCAGAGCCTGTTCCCGTGTCGGCATAACAACTTGACAGCAGCACGTCTCTAGAAAAATCAGCTTTAACAAAATTACCCGTTGTAGCGTTAGATCCTCCAGCTATTAAATCTAGTATCACTCCTGTTTCACAACGCTCTATTTTGACCGCTGCTGTGAAAGACACTGTATCAAGAATCGTTGTCAAACCCGTCCCTGAACCGCCTGCACCTTTCAGCGTAACAGATCCCCGCCCGGTCAAATCTTTAAATTCGACGACCGGCGTTGCTGTGGTCCGCGTGATCGTCGTTCCGGGCAGATTTAATCTAACGTGTACGTCAAGCGGTCGGGGGAGCGCCGCGATAAAATTTGTCATGTAGCGGGAGGTGTTGTCAGCGCCTTCGTTCGCGACCGTGACAAGATAAGGACTCGCCTTCGTGCCTGCGCCGGTGCCTGAAATAGCGAGCGCTTTGATTTGCGAAGAGTCACCAACGTTAACCGGCCCGCCGCTCAACGTCGCCATGTTCGCGCCTGTAGGTATCGCGTTATCGAGCTGAAAAAAAAGCAGCGTCGAATCGAACGACAAACTGTAAAGCGTGTTTTTTATTTTACCTAGAGTTGCGGTAATTAACAGCACATGCGAGTTGACCGTCGCGTTAAGCAAATAATCAATCCCTGTGTCCACCCCGCCGCCGTTATTTGTATTGGCTTTCAGGTCCGCGATAGAGAAAAACTCCGAATCGTAACAGTAAACCCCGGTCGTCAACGTGTTAGTACCCAAACATTTGATCTCAATATCGTTCAGAGCAACTATCCGGCAAAACTCTATTTTGAAAGCACGTGCGGCGACAGCGGTATTCACAGCAACGGTAAGAGTCCCGGTGTTGTGCTCGATTTTGACCGCGCAATTTTTAATCGAAACGACGTCACCCGCTGCGGGAAGGTTGTTCGCCTGAATCGTAAACCCGCCGTTGATCTGAATCTTACCTCCACCGTGAATATCATGGATTTGGATCGGCGCTGTCGCGGTGCTTGTCCACGTGTACGTACCCGCCGCAATATTGATTGTGATCGTCGCGCCTTTGTGGATATAAGAAATCTTATCGAGCGCGTCGTTCATGGTCACAAGTTGCGCAACGCTGCCGACAGTAATCGTCATGTTCTCGAAAACCATAATCCGGTCCATGTACGCGAGGTTGTTTTCAATCTCCGCAAAGATCCGCGCGGAGGCGCTATTCAAAGCGCCGAACGTGGTGGCGACCGCTGGCGTAGCCTCGCCCTTCACCGCGTCGGTAAGCTCGGGGATGTATTGATCGACGCGCCAATACTTGCCGAAATCAGTTATTTTTGTACTGTCTGGTTTCCACATTTTGTCCTCTACGAAAAACTGTAAATCGTTCGCGTCTGTCCCGCTGGGAAGCCCGGCGAGCGAACTTTCACCTGGTACAGCTCAACGCGCTCTTTTTTCAGCGCGTTCGCTACGGCAACAATAGCATCAAGCTGTTCATCGGGAGCCCCTACTGCCAGTAGATCGACCGTTGACGTCAGCTCGATATTAAAAAGCTGGTGCTCCAAATTGCCGCTATAATCTGCCTTGCCGTCATAGTTAAAAGTGCCGTCGTAGATAATCGGGATGCTCACGTTCTCAGTAACAATCACGGACGTAAAACCGAAGGCCGTTAAACCCTTCTGAATACTGTACGCCAGTCCTTTTTTGCGCATGATTTCGACAAGCGCCTTGAGCATGATCGCCTTGCGCTTTTGAACGGTATTGCCCGGCGCAACTAGATTAAACTTGCCAACGTACTCCCACGCGGTGAATCCTATCTGCTCGGCAAAGGCCTGCATCATGTCTTCAGACATGCTTTTATTTTGGATAGCGGTCCACAACAAAAGCGCTGAAAGCTTTACCCTCAGTGCTTTAAACGTAACCGACGATTCATAAAACACGCGAACAATCGATTCAATAAAACCCTTCACCGTGTCATTATTCGCGGCGGGGTTACCGTCGTAATCGCTCCACCCGAAGGCCTTCTTTAACGTGTCGCGGATCATGTCAACACCGTCACGTTAACTGTCGGCACGGACGCGGTGAGGTACTCGTTTTTCGCGGAGGTGACAATATCCTTGGCCGGTGCCGCGTCAAATTCGATTGTAGCGCTGTAGACACCGTCGAGGTTCGCAAGCGGACCTGACAACTTAGATTTGACCGCGTCTTTTGCGAGGTTGGACCTTAGATCGTCCAGGTATTCACTGATAAGCTGCTCCGCGCGCGCCTTTGTAGTCTCTGTGTTTCCTGTGCTGATAACAATGTCGCATTTTGAGATCGTGAACGACTTCGGCGCCGCGCAAGACACGGTAACGATGTCATTCAGCGGGCGCACTTTCGAATAACCGACGTCGGGGTTGAACGTCTGATTAACCCTGGACACCGCGTCCATGTACGTCGTCACAAAGTTCGCGGCATCGGTATCGTTCGTCGCCCCGGTAAGGTCCACACTGCCCGTCAAACCGCTCCCGCCCACTTGTGTCAAGACTATCCCGGCACCGTTAACGTGCGAGCAGGTCGCAACCGCTGTTGTTTTCGCTGCGTCTTTGTACAGAGTAAACACGCGGACCGGCGCGCCTGTAAGGTTCCAATAAAGACGTCCGTGGTCCGTATTTGAAAGCGTTGCGCCGGTCAATGTGAGGTTACTTATCTGTACGCTCGCGTCACCGTAGACGACGTTTTCGAAACTCATCGGCAAAACGTAAAGCGAGAACGCCCATCCTAATTTTTCAAGCTCGGCATCGAGCACCTTCACCGTCGCGGCCTTCGCCCAAAACAAATAAGACTCGTAAGTCCCCGCCGTGGAGGAAGCGTCGAGCATGTGCTCAAGCCGGGAAAGGTAGCGCTCGTCTGCTTCTCCCGCTGTACCGCCTTCGGACTCGTTCACGTTCTCGACGCTGTCTATCACGCTGTAAATGCCGGACGGGTCGAGTAACGTTGTCATGTCACCGATTAAAATATCATTCGCAAGCGCGCCGCTGTTTGTGTTCGCGCCTATGTCGTTTCGCTCTTCGAGGACCAGCTCGCAAAAGTCAACGCCTGGAGGGATTATCGCGTCCTCAGTCACGTAAAAAGAAAAAGTGCCGTTGTCATTGAACCCAGTAACCACGGTATTTTTCTTGATCGTGTAGTAAGACTCAAGCGTCGCCGTGAAGTTAAAACGGACGGTGCACGTCGCCGGTGTGCTCGCCAAACGCGCGCCGTCAGTGCCTCCCATGGACGCGCCGTAATCATCGAGCTGCTGACCGCTCATGTACTTGAGAAAAATTTGGTTCGAGGCGTCAAGCCACTCAGAACCCCAGTTGTAGATCTCGCCTGAGAAGATTTGCAGCATCAAACGTTCGGCGTCGAAACGCTCCAGGGCGTAACCGGTCTTCGCCTCGAACGCCGCCTTCGCGCGCTCGAAAATGGTGTTAAAATCTAGACTAAAGATCGGCATCGTTAAAAGTCTCCGGGGGCGTGGGAGGCGCGCCGTGATTGAACTTTACAGCTATTGACTGCTTGATTGCGGAGTAGTCGAGGACGTACGAGACGAACAACTTTAGCAGCTCGACAATCGAATACCTCAACACAATGAGCTTGGTTAAAATTGCCCTGGACCTAATCGCCGCGAACACGTCGTTTCTGTCAATCTGTTGATACAGCGTTGTGCCCTCGCCGCTGTAAGGCACTGATAGCGCGGGCGTCGTGGCTTCTCTGAGGATTCCTTTTGAGCAACGAAAGTGTCTTTCGAAATCGTCGCCACCTAGTTCCTCGAACGACAACCGCCTGAAACTTGCTGCTTGTGTCTGCGGTGTCGTCATTACGTTTTGTCCTTTACGAGGTCGATAAATTTTTCAAATAGCACCGAAAAGTAATCAACAGGCATAGCCATGAAATCATCATAGTTAAGCGCAACACCGCTTGACCAAAGGGTCGCGTGAATCTCTGCAGCCTGGTCTTCGGTTAAACAAGGAACCTTGCCAACTTCGCCCAGACAGTTTGAAAAAAAGATTCGTCAAGCGCCTCTATCTGTGTGCAATCCCACTTCTCGCCGTCGAAAGTAAGCATCACGGAAGCCTTGGCGATCATCGTCTCCATCGTCGAAGGCTCATAACCGTCCAGGTTTTTACCGTAGTAAGCTTTCGCAACGCGAGTAGCCAAAACGCTGTCAGCCATACGAGCCTTACGCGAGAGACGAACCTTCGGAAAAATTTTAACATTTGCTTCTTCAAAACCTTCCTCGATATCCACGTCCCACCCGTGATCTTCAAGTTCTTGATCGATCACATCCTTGGTCTCTTCGAGCACTGCGCGTGCTTCCTTTAATTTGTTCCCACTCATTTTAAACTACCCTCCGAGAATGTTTTGAACAGCGCTCAACAGGTCCACGCTGTCGATTTTGAACTTGCTGTTTACAAAGTCGAAATCAATCACGTTGAGAAAATTGACGTCCACCTTGTAGCTCAGCATTTTGAACTTTGCGGTAAGCTCGCGCTTCGCGCCCTGCTTGATTGTCCCGTCGTCGACAGCGTAAAACTGCGCGCCGATTGTGTACGTGACCGGCATCGGCAGAAACTGCCCGAGCTGGGGATTGAGCGAATTTTGAGCAATCGCGATTTTGAACGATTGAAGCTTGGTTGCGTCCATAAGCTTGCCGAGCAAACGTCCGTCCATCGATTCGACTTTCACCTCGCCGTCGCCGTCGGGCTGCCGCCTCCAGGGGTTGGCGACTTCAATCTCGCCACCTGTCGAGGTGTTATCAAAGGTTTCTGTCGCCGACGAGACGCCGGGAACCTTAACTTCTGCAATATATGGCATCGGGTCGCCGTCGAAAAAAATCGACATAGCCGCGACCTGGAAGCCTTTTGTGAGTTCTAATGACGTGGCCATTTTTATCTATCCTTTCGACTTAACCGAAAACGGTTTCGAAGTAGTTGAGGTCAACCTGAATCTCTACGTCCGTCTGCCCCATCGGCTCCGGCCCGAGTATGTACAACCTGAACTTGACGTACTGGGAAAGGTCCGGGTTATCGTCGGGGTCGAAGACCAGTTCCCAACCAAGCAGCTTGCCTTTGCTTACCTGCTGCGCGCCGAACGTGTTCCACTTGTCGACGACATCGCCCGCAAGAATTTTGTTGAAATTCCTGTCGGTGTTTTTGATCCAAATGTCTTTTGTGATCAACTGGACCAGGTAAACGATTATGTCATCCTGATTCGTCGAATCCTTTTTCAGGTCCGTTGCTGTTCCGTTGTAGTAGCTCGTCTTGGTGCCCCAAAGATTCCAACCCTGGTCCGCCAAGTTCAACGATACCGTGATGATCCCGTGTTCGTTAATTGCGTTCGGCGGAACGGGGAAACTCAGTTTGTTGTTCGGCGTGTAGTTTTCGAGCAACCGATTCGAAGGGCTCACACCTGGGAAACCATTCGCGGCAACTTCGGCTGACTGCAACCCTAGGAACCAGTCAGAGAGGAGCTGCTCGGTGTGTCCGGTAACCGCGCCCTCACCGAAGAACACGCGCCCGTACTCGCTGCGCACGTTAACGTCCGCGTAGATCTGAGTGAGGTCCGGCGTACCTGCCGCAACCGAAGTGTTGTAGTCGGTCTCGTCAATGTCATAGACGAACCGCGTCTTAAACACCGTGTTGAGGTCACCTGCGATTGCGAGCAACGCTGCGCGTATATCAGCGGGGACCGTAGTTGCGCCGGTGCTTTTCTGCGAGTAGTAGGGGCAGTGTACCCAGCCCGGCAGCTTACCCGCGCCGAGCTCTGTCATGATGTTGTTAACACCGTCAATCGCGGTCGTGAGGTGCGCGGTCGTGACCTTGGTACCGTCAACGTAGTCATAGTCAGCGTCAACGGTCTCGTTTGCTAAAATAGCGCCGGTCGCTATTCGAGTAACTTCGATCTTGCCCGTGGAGGTGCTGCGCTCAAGACTGTAGTCAATGCCGAGTACGTAGGTCACTGCGCCCGCCGTGTTTGTGATCACAACGGTATCAATCAAGATCGGTGTCTCTACCAGCTCTTGTGTCTGACCTGCGCCAGGCGCGAACGCGGGGACGTGCTCATTAGCAATTGAGGTAATGTGTATCGTTGGATCGAACACGTTGTAAATGAGCACCGGGCGAACTCCGAACGTCTGCATCAACGTCTGGACGCTCTTTGGAGTGGGGAACAAAGCGCGTGCGAGTTGCCCGGTGCCCCAGAATTCTGTAAATCCATAGGCGCTCTTGTAGTCTTCCCAGCTAGTGCACTCGTACCATTCTTTCGGCTTGCCTTTGGTCGGATTTGTATCTTTGTCAACGGGAAAAAAACCGACCATTGCGGTCAACTCTGAATCGACCTTGATCGGCGGCTGGCCTTTTGTCGGACCTGCGTAAACGTTAACGCCGTGTGTGACTGTCATGACGGTTTATCTCCTGTTCGAGGCGGCATCTTGTCCCCGCCGTTAAAGTAAACGTCGCCGATAAAGTGTTGTTCGGCTCTGTATCCGTTTTTATCTTCGTGCTCAAAAACCACGTCACTGTTGGGATCGCGTTCGAGCATCACAATCAAACCAAGTGCGGGACCGTGTTCGAGGGGGTTCGGGAGGTCCTCCCCGTGACCGTTGGTAACAAGGTCTAGTGACCGCCCCGAAAACGCCTCACCCAAAATCGGAATCCTGAATGGCTGTGAAAACAACGTGGCGTTGCGTCGAGCTTGCTCGATGAATTCGCCGCGCCACATTTCGCCGGAAGAATGCGAACGATAGATAACCCGCACGGGCAGTGCTTGATCGTAACCCTCGATATATTTCCCGCCGTCCGCAAAACGATAAAACGTGTCCGTGTTAATCCCGAACGTGCCGCGCGGCTCTTGCCAAAAATTACGTACACCTACAACGTACCTGTCGCCCTTGATATTCGCGGGCGACGGCTCAACCTCGGCTTTGACGCCTCCGCTGAACACGGTCAGGTACTCTGCAAGGTAACGCGGGATGTCCATGATTACTTATCAGCCTTTTTGGTCTTCTTGTCGGTCGGTAGTTTGTAATCCGGTGACACCTCGAACGCACGAAAGCCTTTAGCCGTGCGCTTCACAGCGTCTGCGTTGTTATCAGCTTTTACCAGGACGGCGATGTCGTCGGTCCTGTGCACTTTAAAAATTCTCATGATGCTCTTGCCTTTCTAAGGGCCTTGCTCCAATGCCAGCGAATAGCTCGATAGATGTAATCGCCCTTCGGCATCGTTAAAAACCTGCGTTGCGGCGCGTGTGGTACGCGGCCTTGCTCGTGATAGGCCATGTAGCCGTCCGGGACTCCGACCTCAACCGCTTTGTTAAACAACACGCGGTAACTCACTTGCCGCAAGCCTATCCCGGTATCAACAAGCGTTATCCCCTTGTATTTACCTTTGCCGTACTTGCGGCGGCGGGCGAGTACGCCCTCGGTTGTCTTCGGCGTGACCTTGTTTTTTACGAGCTTCTCAGTAGTCAGCTTCACGCCTTGTTTGCCGATGTCGTCAAGGACGTTGTTCATGTTTGCTGCCGAGTATTTCAACATCATCAACGCCGCTGCGATGGTGCCAGCGTCGTTCGCGTCTTCGGGAGCGAGCCCGTGAAATTCTACCTCGGCGCTCATTCGTAACCTCCGAGGTAATCAGTGATTTCGCTTTCGCTCATAACGTCGATTTCAAAAACCGCCTCCAGGTTATCGCTCCCAACACCGCCACCGTTGCCTGAATCCGGGTCCGCCGCGTTGCCGACGATAGCCAAGATCATTTCCTTAGCCTCTTTAAGCAAATGCGCGCCGGACTCAACCAGGCCGGAGGCTTGCCACAAATTAGCGATTGATAGCTGTATCAACGCTTCGAAAATGGCCATGAAAAGATCACTGTCGACGCCTTGCGCATCGTACGCGGCCCGCACGGTTGCGAGCTCTGCAAGGTCCCCGACGACAAGGTTACCAAAGGTCGCTTCTGTAAAACCTGTCAGCGTATCGATAGTCCCCGACTGATAAAAGCGCCCCCAGATCCAGGCGCGGGCTGAACCAACGGCATCGTGACCGAGCGAGGCGATCTTCTCCTGGAGGAGGTATTCGCCGTCTTCTACAAAGAGCCTGTTAGCTACAATGTAGTCGATCAAATTGCCGTTGGTTATCGCCACTAGATTTTCTCAACCTTTTTGATGTCGGGCTTTCGGCCAATAACCGCGCAGGTTATCGCGATTGCCTCTTTTTCCGAACCTGCCGAAACAAGCTCGAAGCGGTCCTCAAAAAATACTCTGTATGTTTTTTCTTCGTTTTGGGAATCACCCTCAAGCGCGGAAACAGTCGCGCTTGAGGGGTTCTCCAATTTATATTTTCTTGGGCGTCCCACTCTTTACCTCCTAAGAAATTACCGCGTTGCTGTCGACCATGGCCTCGGGACTGAACAGGCCGACAGGCCGCCACTGGACCATGATGTCCACGAACTCGCCGCCCGGGTCCTGGACCTGATTGATGAGCACGAATTTCTGTCCCCCGATGGCTTTGAGGTTTTCGAGTTCCAGGGATACCATCGTGGCGGGCGCGCTTGTGTCGATCATCCGCATCTTCTTTGCGGGGATTGCGTTACCTGCGGCCTGCGTCTCCGGGTCGACCAAGTCGCCGTCGAATTTCTTGATCGTGTAAGAGCCTACCTGCAACGTGTCGATGTCAATCCTCTTGCCACCGATTACGCTGTTGTTTGTCTTGCCGTCCAGGAGGTTGAAAATCGCATTCCATACCGCCGTGCGTGCGTAGATTACGATTGCGTTCGGGTTGCGGAAGTAGTTGCGATAAGCAACGGCCTTGCCTTTTTCTCGCATCGCGTCGAGGTGAACAACCACGTCAGCGAGCGTCGCGCCCGCAGCATCAAAGAGCGTGCCTGGCGCGCCGGTCGCGGGCATCGTCCCAAGACTGTAAACGTTGGTACCGTAGGCACCATCGAGCAGCATCTTGTAAGAGCAATTGCCGGTGGTGAGAAAGTGTCGCGCAAACCATTCCATGTTCATCGTGATCGTCTCTTTGATAAACGTCACGTGCTCGGCCAACCAAGCCTTGTACTCTTTGCCTTTGAGGTTCTTAGCGGCTTTGAAAGCCTTCGCCTCTAAGCGCTGGTGAGCCTTGAACGGCGGGGTTGTGATACTGTCGAGCGTTCCCGACTTGCCGGAGATAGCGACACCGCGCCCGGCCTGCGGGCTGAACGGCACGGCCTGGATTGTCTGCGCGACAAGTTCACGCGAAACGTGATCACTTGGCACCGTACGCTTGCGTTTGAAAACGTTGGTCATCATTTCTTGCGGTTCGGTTTTGATCTCTCCGAGGACCTGCAAAAGAAGTTCCGGTTTAATTTTCAGAGCCGGATCGATAGTTGTTACAAAACTCATTTAAGGACCTCCTATACCACCGCGTCTACGACGTTGATGTTTTTGGCGCGCAGCGCGTTGACGAGTACCAGCTTCTTGGCAGCAGTGTTGACAGCGGTCATACCCAAAGCGCCGAAGTGACAGGTCGCGTTTTTTGCGTAACCGAGGATTACGTTTGTTCCCGCGTCGGTCACAATCGAGTCGATGATCCCGAGAACCACGAGCGCCGCCTTGTCGGTCTCGTCATAGATCGCGTGCTTGTTGCTGTCGTCTGTTTTGTAACAGAGCACGTCCCCGATTGCGGGTGTGTAACCTGCTGTCGCCTCGTCAAACTCTGTCGCCTCAAGCTCCAGGTAGGTCCCGGCAACATACAGCTCGGTATTTTCGGCGTAGGTCCCTACGGTTGATTTCTGATTAAAAGCAGTCATAGCCTACCTCCTAGTACAGACAGTCAACGGCTTCGCGCCCGCTGAAAGTCTCTTTCGGTTTTTCGGTTTCGACGTCCTCACCTTGTGGGTCGGTGACCTCGCCCGGCTTTACCGGCGCAACGTGTGCGTCGATGACGGCGGCGAAAGAATCGAAAACGCCCTTGTTTACTGCGCCGGAGACGAAGGCGTCTTCGAGCGAAGCGATGTTTTCGAACATACTCTTGCGAACGTCTTCGTTCAGCCCTTTGGCCTCCGCGCTCTTTTTGAGGGCTTCGGTGATGCTCGCAAACTCTTCACGCTTTGCGTTTTCACGAGCGGTGGCGAACTCTTCAAGGTCCTTCTTGAGCTTCTCATTCTCGGCCTTCAACGCCTCGAATGCCTTTTTCTCTTCTTCGTTCATTTCTGAATCTCCTTTCCGAGGCGTTGCCCGGAACATTAAAATGGTCTTATCCTCAGACACTTTGACTTCAGCATAATCACGCGTGTTAACGCGCGCCGAGAAGTTATGTGTCTCTTCTAAATCTTTAAAAGCCGCGCCAACACTGCCTAACAGCGCCAAGTGGTCGACTTCCCACCCGCGCTTTTTTGTTTTGAAAATACCTAGTGACCACCCCGGATAGGCGTTGTCTTTATAATCGTTGTCCACCTCTCCCCGGAGGTCGACGTCACCTAAAAGGGTGTCATCGGATTCACGCACGCGCAGATTAGTCAGTGACCCTGCGGCTTTTGTCGCGTCACTCCAATACCCTAACGCCGCGTCGTGACCGACGGCGACAGGGTATTTTGTTTTGCTCGAATAGTTCTTGACCATTTGGGCCAGCATTGACGCGGTTATGCGCCGCTGGTCATCAACGGTTTTTGGGTACATGAGTTCAAAGGTTCGCACAGTCATGCTACCGATTTGCTGCCTGCATCGAGGTTTGTCAAAAACTTTTACAACAATCAGTATCCATCTGTGTCGTGATAATCAGGTTCCCCCATGTATTTTAAATTGTGGCCTAGAAGGTTATCGAAGGACGCCTCGGCCTCGGGAGTTATGTTTTTTTCTCTTGTTAAATCGAACCAAACCCGCATAGCTGCTGCGTCCGAGAGGTCCGGCGACCGGCCTATGTTTTTCTTTACCTGCTCTTTAGACAACAGGAAAAGTTTCCCGTCTTTATCGAGGCGGTCGCGTTTTACTTGGTTCAACTCTTCTGACAACCGGTCCTTTAAATCGCCGTCGTTACCGGCGTCAACGTACAGTTGGCTTGATTGTATTCTCTTTGCTAACTCAAAGTAACACTGTGTTTTGAGGTTCGCATAATTTTCTTTATAATCTTCGTTACCACGTGGGAGCGCTGCCGCCCCGTTGTGGAAAGGGTTTGCGCCTTCGAGGTAGCTACCAAGATAGCTGCCGAGACCATCCGCATCAAAGACGATATTAGAGCGCGGGACCTTGTACTCACGCGCGGCATCTTTGATCGCGTCTTCTACTTCTTTGCCTGTCGATTTTTCAAACGTGAGAATTTTCTCAACACGCCACCCTGACCAAACAAAGATGACAAACAAGTCCGAGCCCTGCATCGCAATGTCGGCGGTTATAAATTTGTCGCCCTTGGGGACGTGGTCGTTTGTAAACACGTCGACTATTTTGTTGTACTCGATAAGCCGCGCCGGGTCGCTGTCATATTCCCAGTTGCCCTCCAAGAGTCGTTCGCGGTCCACGTCGTCGAGGCGGGACAAAGACTCGGCGTAGTGTTTAGATATAAATCTATTGTGCCTCGCGAGAACAGGCACGTAAGCGCGGTAAGCAGGTAAGCGGCCCTCTACGTAAGGCTTGTAGAAATCGCGGTACAGCCAGCCCTTGTGCGGATTGCAGCTCATGTAAAGTTTTGGGATTAATCTAAACTCATCGAGTTTGTATCTGATACGTGAGTAAACAATCCCTTTACACCTCTGCGTTACCTCTGCTGCCTCGTCTATCGCTGCTGCTGTAAGCTCAAGCGAGCCGAGCCGCGTGTACTCGGGGTCACTCGGCTTGTGTGCGAGATCCATCAAAAATATAGTTGACTCGTTCGCAAAATTTATTGTTGATGTCTGCCAGTTAATTGAAAAATGTTTGTTAATCTCGACGCCCTGGATTTTACAGACTTCAAGAAAAGTCATGAGTGTTGTTTTTTTAAGTTGTGTTAACTCGTAGCGTCCCATCAACGTGCGCGATCCAGGATATTTAAGAGCGACTTTTAAAAGCCAGAACGACAGCATAAAAGACTTAGAGCCTCCGGCCCCCCCGCCTACAAGCAGCTCGTTTGTTTTGTCGTCCTGGAGGTAATCCAGGATCTGAATCTGCTCTTTAAATAGCGTCGCCATTAATTTTTATTATCCGGTTTTTCTTCCCAGGTAATTTTCAACTCTGATTTGCTCTTAACTATTTCGGTGGGCTCATCTCGGTTGATACGCTCCAACTCTGCCCCAGCTTTGATTAGATTAATAAGGGTTTTTGTATCAACAATAACCTCATCAGGATTATCGACAACCTGCCGCGTTATTTTTAACAGCTCGGCCTCTGCTATTTTTTGCATGTCCTCGCCAAGAGTTGATTGACGCTCGCGCATTTTAATTACTTTATTACGCGCGACCTGCAAGCGTATTTTATCTAACTCCTCATCCCATGCGTCCGAGCGCTTGCGCCAGAGCCGTTTGCGCGCTATTTTCGCGACCTCGGTACGGTCTACCTCAAAATGATCTGCAACCTCGGCTACGGACCTCTCTAGGCCCTCATGGTCACGGTAAAAAACAAATAGGTTCCACTCTCGATCTGACTCGGCCTTCATGCGCCGCCAGATTTTTTGTCCTGCTCGCCAATGTCCGGCCATTTTTATTACCTCCCGCTCAAAAAATAAAAACACTCGCGCCCGTCGAAAATTTTTGAAAAGTCGCCGGGCGCATCCCGAGAAAGCGCTGAACAAAAAACATGGAGAAGAAAAAATTTTTTGCTCGTCGGGTGCGCCCGGCGAGCGAGGAGGGTTTAGGCCTGTCTCACTCTGTACCCGATTTATAAACTCTCTTTAAAAAGTCAAGAGTTAATTAATTTTTAATTAAGTGATCTTTTTTGCCAATAATTACGGTAGTTTGCGCGACTTTTTCAACTCTAAAAAAATATTCATTTATGCGCGTTTTTCACATCCTTAATAATATCAGATAGTTGCAAAAACCGCATTTCAAAAGAGCAGGCTACTATTCAATGTTTTCAAGTACTTAACCAAAAAACCCCCTTTTTGACCCCCTAATTCCCCCACATCTATAACTATAGTTTTTTTTTACTCTCACACATATAAGTATAGCCAACCTAGTTAAAAAAAGTATATTTTCTTGTAACTGATTGATTTCATTGACAAACCGTCACACCGTTTTTTTGTTGACTTTTGTCTCATTCTTATAAACAGCTGAAATCATTATAACAATAAACTATGCCCTTTTTTACCTTATTTTATTCGAAATTTATAACTTAGTGAAATCATTGAAAAAACGCCGAATGTTCGTAAACACATGGTTATAGTATTTTATATACTATGAGTATAAAAAGTGTATAATTAAAGAATTCTTTAGTTAAAGAATCTTTAATTAAAGAATTCCTTATTTCAGGATTCCAGTATTAAAGAATTCTTTAATTAAAGATTATTTAATTAAGGATTCTTTATTTGCTTGACTTTTTCAATAATTGTGGAAGGAGCTTCTTCATCAAAAACAAGTAAAAACTGTCTCAAAACGTCTTCATCGATCACAAATCGGCCAGTTTTTGAGACATTTTTTCTAAAGCCTGCGCCAGTCAAAATTTTACTTATTTTTTGTATTGTCGGTCTATTTATCCCTGCCCCCGCAACCGCTTTTGACGAGACCCAGAGGTCATGGATTCGGCCCGATCTTACACAGAGGTCTCCGTCGAGGCACACGAGCGGGAGCCGTGCTCGCGCGCTCGCTGACAACTCCTCTGCGCTGTCGCGCAGCTCGAACTCACACGCCCTGAACACAACCGACCAGATATAATTGAGTAGCTCCCCGCCGAACCGCGCCTTGAGCAGCACTTGGGCGTCCGTGTGCGGTTTGATAAACAACCGGCCTTCGGACGTGTGAGCGTCGCGTCGGTGCTTCTCCAGCCACACCACGTGTTCGCAGAGCAGCTCCCCGGAGCGTAACCGCTCCATCTCCTCCGACCCGCGCCACCGTTGCTCCAGCGCTGTCACACGCTCCGTGTCGGTGTAGAGCAACAAAAACCGCTCCATCGTTGCGTGCACCGAGTCAGCGTCGATTTCGTTCGAGAAAATCTTGTCTTCTGAGTTGACCGAAATCACGTGCCTAACCGCGCTCACGAGGTTAATAATACCGTTCACGCCTTTCGATTCAATCGCCTGAGTCTTGCTGGTGATTGATTCGCGATAAGCTTCCGGCTGCGGTTTACCAAAATTTTCAAACGCCAATTTCTCGTCGCTCCACACCACAGGATTTACTAAAAGGTGCGCGTTAAACCGCGTCATTATTTTTTGTGCGCGACCTGCCGAAGGCGCATAGGAGCTGCCCCAGAAGCGCGACAGCAACTCACAAATTTTTGACTTCCAGGTCGCGCCGGGACCCACGAAAGTCAAAGCTGGCAGAGGTTGATCTAAATCCCTAAATCGTGTGAGGTAAGCCTCAAATTGATCGTAGTGGTCACCCGCGATTGTGTGTAACAAGTCGTCGGCGATCTCATGAAACACAGGCTCCCATTTAACCCAGTGATACGCCTGCAAGCAGATCGAGTCCGACGACTTATCGTAAGCCTGCGGGGGCTTGCGTGGCCAGTACGTCACCCCCTCGACCGTTGTCCCGTACTCGTGGTTTAACTCAATCGCCGACTTGATGCGCGGCCCGCTTCGCGACCAGGCCAACTCCGAGACATCACCGACACCGACCAGGTTATCCCGCACCGCGATTGCGACCTCGGCTTGAGAAAAAGGCCCCTTGTAAAGATCACAACGCGGGGAATATACGTAGTAAGTGCCCCTATTAGATACCACGAGCTTGCCGCGCAGCTTATCCGCGCGTGCGGCGGCCTCCGGGGGCATGGGCGGGAGCTCGTCGACGGTCGCGGCCTCCTCGTCCTCGCGAAGTTTTTTCTGTGCGGACTCGACCGCTTCAATCCAGTCCGCGCGGTGTCTATCAACGTCACCGCCCCAAACGTCCGTCCAAATCCCGTCCAAGTACTTGTCCGCGAACCACGCGGCGTCAAGGCGGCGAAAGGCCCGGACCAGTTCGAACGCGACCTGGAGCTGCGCGTTGTGGCGGTGTCCGTCCCCCGCGAACGACTCGCCCCGGAGGATTGCCTCAAGCGCCGCGCCGGTTTTTTGCAGCCGCGTGCGCGTCGAGCCTCGCATGTTTTTCGCAACTTTTTTTAGCTCAGGTTTCGTCGGGCGCTCACCCGGCGCGTCAAAGTCCACGTCACCGCTGCTTGATAGCGCGACAACGTTTTTTAAATCCAGCGCGTCGACGTCAACGGGACGACCGCGAAAGCGATGGCGTTCGACCTCACCTGCGTGCTGTGGCTTGTGCTGCGGCGCGAAGAACAACCGCGCGCCGTCCAAGGTTGACGGGTCCGGGGATATTTTCAGCAACTCCGCAACGGCCAGATACGCCGGGAGGTACTCGGTTTTGATCGAGCGCACCGGGCGAGATAGCGCCACGAGCACGCGCAACCGGGGCGCAGCCGAGGTGTGTTTGAACGTCGAGTAAATAGCAACGTCATGTTGCGCCCACGTCGGCAGCGCCGACGCGAGGTCCTCAATCGAAATATCATCAACGTCGTAGCAAAAAATTTGCGTCGCTGAATCCGGCGCGAGCTGGGAGGCGTGCTTGCTGCGCGCACCTTCGCGATATTGAGCGAGCACGAAGCCTTCCCCCGCGAGCTTGTCCGCGTCGGTGCGACAGGGCTGTGATTGGATTTGACTAACGTCGGCAATGAGGTCCAGGAATTCCGATGGCGACATGTCGACGACGTGCCCAAATTGCGGCGTACACGTCGCGCCGTGTAAAATATGAATTCGCATTTTTACCTCAGATTTTTCTTGATTAGATTTCTGAGGATTGTCGCTATGCTTGGCTTATAGCCGGTTTTGTCTTTTTCTTTTTGTTGTGCGCGCTCGATTCGCGCGCGGTCCTCGGGGCTGATAAAAAATGTGATCGATTTGTTTTCAGACATTTTCCACTCCTTGTTTTAGCGTTACTGATTGACAGACTATCGAGCCCGAAGTCAATTAATTTTTAATTAATTTTTAATTAAAAAAATAATGTTGACAACGCTTTAAAACGGGTGTATTCGCGCGCGCCTTGTCTACCTTTAAATAGTGCTTTTTAGGGCTAAAAATAAAATTTAATTATTTTACTATTTTTTATTGACAGACTAAAAATCGCGTGTTAAGTTATAAACATGATGACGAAAACAAATAACAAAAAGTGGAACGGGTCGAAGTGGATTAGGCCCGAAAAAAGGTTGGCTATCTACCTCAGGGATGAGTTTAGATGTGTCTACTGCGGCCGGGACCTGCACCACGCTGCGCCCGAAGAAATCAATCTCGACCACGTCAAGTGTCGCTCCCACGGCGGCAGTAACAGCGAAACGAACCTCGTGACGAGCTGCAAGACCTGTAATTGCAGCCGTGGCAATCAAAAAATCGCGCAGTGGGCGGACGAGCCCACGCGCAGGGCCATCCGCCGCCAGACGCGACGGAGTTTGAAGAAAAATCTCGCTCTCGCGAAATCGATTATCGCGGAGCGGTAATAGGGCAATAACGCCCACAAGGACCGGCATGGCCGGAAAGGTAAGAAAATGGAAAAAGTTACAGTAAAACTAAACATCAGTGAGCAAGAGGCAATCAAGGCGGGACGCAGCGAGTACGGCACCGTCGAGAAAGAGTTTGACCCGGCGATACTAAATCCTGAGCAACGCGCAATGCTCGCTCAAGAGAATCTCAAAACCGGACCGCTGAACACGTATCACCCGCGTTTTGCTCATCTCGATGATTTTGACGCGGCGGTTACTCAAACCCTCGATTACAAAATCGAAGAAGAAAAGCGCAAAATTGAAGAGGAAAAAGACGAGGTAATTGAGATCGCGACTTGGCCCCTCGAAAGACTGAAGAATCACACACACCGAAGCCCCGAAGGCCGGACGCTTAACTCGTATCACGGTGATAAAGTGCGCAAGCACACGGACGAGTTACCTGAGACAGCGGCGTTGATCAAACGCAATCTCGAAATCCTCAACAATGAGGATAAGGAAAACGACCTAAAAAGGGCCGAGCGTGAAGCAAGAGCAAAAAGGGAACAAGAGAAAAAAACCGAACGTGCGGTTGCTCTTTGCAAAGAGCGACAAGCTTTCGTCAAAAAAATGTTGAGCAGCAAACCTGTTGTTTTTGAGCAGTACGAGCGTGGGATGTTGAGCGAGCCAGAACAGCGAAAAATGGCCTGCGATGTTGTTTTTGCGGCGCTTGACGGCTGGCCCCGGTATGAGCGCATAAGAGGCTCGGATGTATGCGATTGCGGCGCGAACGGCGACGCTACCTCTTTTGAGGTTGACGAGGCCGAAAATCTGTCAACGAACACATTTAGAGATTTGGTTGAGTTAGAAAAAAAGGCGACGGCTTTTAAAATTGAGCCCCGCGAGCACGTGGGTGAATGCGGCTATTGTGACTCCAAATTGACACGGTATAGCGCTCATGTCTCATTTGTGATCGGCGATTGGACGCTCACAAGAGAGTTTGCATTAGACGACTAAACCAGCCCGGTGGCAAGCGGGGGTTCGACTCCCCCGCTGGTTAAAACAACGCCCCGCGAGGGGTTGGAGGAGGAGAAAGAAGATGTTGTTCACAGACCTGGATACCAAACAATACAAAAAGCACGCAAGCCTACTGGCGGATGTAGCCGCCAGCGTGAAATATTTGCTCACTGTCGACAGACATATCGCCGCGCGCGCGATAGCCGTCGCATATGCACGGGCGGCGGGCGAGATTGACCACTGGGAGCTAGCCGCCGCCCGAAACGCGGCAACGGCCGCCGCGCGTCGCGCTCATGCGCGAGGTGATGAGGTGAGCGAGCGGGCGCTCCTGTCTGCGAGTTACGCCGCCGATCACGAATACATCCGCGCCGCACCCGCGTGCGCAGGGAACGCGACGCGTGCTCGCGATCTAGCCGCTGGCCCCGGCGGTAGCGACCAGAAAGAGCGCAATGCCGTTATGCTCCGCGCGTGGGCGGAGCAACAATAATTTCCAGCCCGGTGGCAAGCGGGGTTCGATTCCCCCGCTGGTTAAAAACAACGCCCCGCGAGGGGCTGGAGGAGATCTAAAATGCCGATAATACCTCTGCTAATCATAGTAATAGTTTTTGTCGTTAACGCAATAATGACGATGCGAGGTCAATTTGATTTATTGCTACCGGCAACTGCGATAGCGGGTTTTTGTGTGGGCGGTTGCATCGCCTACCTCACCGGGAGATCAAAATGATCATATTGTTGATAACCGCTTTTGCGGTAGGCTTTGCAATAGCCTGGAGGTAAAAATGTATCTCAAAAATAAAAAACAAATAAGCGCCCGCCGCGTAGAGCAGCTGGTTAACTCCCTCATCTATTGGGGCGACGCGGACGAGTGGGAGAGTGTGCTCGCCGACGACATGATCCAAGCTGGCGTCCTCCCCTCTCAGATCCACGCGCTCACTGAGCGTGGGTGGATACGGGTGTGCGAGGCCGCGCAGGCGAGCGACGAAATCGAGATCGTCGGCGTACACGAGCGCGCAATCTTTTACGACGTCCGCGCGGCGACGCGTGAGCTGTATAAAATCAGGAAGGCTAAAAATGTTTGATCAATCAAAACGCTGGACCGTCGGTGTAGACTACGCCGATCAAAAAGGCAGGCTCAAACACTCCGAAATATTCTCGGTCGACAGCATCGCCGAGGTCGTCGACGCCTACCCGGGCGAGTTAATCATGGACGTCCGCGCGTCACGTAACGCACGCACGGAGCCTACGTGGGCAGAGAGGTGGTGCAATGACAATAGATAAACAAGAGCTGCTCGATCCTCACGCACCATTGCGCCGCAAAACAATCGTTGGTGAGGAGGAACAGTTTGTCCGCGATCAAAAACGGAATGCAAAAAATAAAAAACGCGCGAAAGTGAAGCGCAAGATAGCGAGCAAGTCGAGGAGGAAAAATAAATGATCGAAGAGATTAAAAAATTAATTGCGTTAGCTGAGCGCATAGGCGGCGGCACGAAAAAGCGCCGTGATTTTCAAATAACAAAAGCGTACGAGCAAGCATTGTTCATCGTCGGCGATGCCGGGGACGTCGCAAACAGACGCGAAAGGTTCCAGTATCTTTGGGGACGCATCGACGGTTTTGAGGACACCTATAGCGCGGTCGGAGAGCTACTCACTTTTGCTCAGACGCTTTTGCGTACTGCCGAAAATCAGGAGGAAAAATAATGCAGGCAAATAAAAAACTTGAGCGTCTAATCGATCTCATAGAAGAGATCGACGACTATGAAGCTGTCGCTGAGATCCTTACGTCGGACGAGCCCGACGTAATCGCAGAGATTAAAGCGGACATGAACGCTGACGAATTGATTGAGCGTTTCGCGGAGCAGCCTGCGAGCGATGAAGAGTTGATGGACAAAATTTTTGAGAACACAGGCCTGTTTGAGCCTTGGTTCGAGGCCCTCACCGCCGACGAAATCAGAAACATGCTTACAACCGAGCAGCACACGAACCTGATTCGCTTCGACAATGTCGACGAAGGTATCGCCGCTTTGATTGAGGGATTTCACGAAGAGGACGTCCGCGAAGCGCTCAACCAGTGGCGGCGGTATCATCTCACGAGGGAGGCGCTTTAAAAATGCAAAAAATAAAGTTGAACAAACATCGAATAATCGAGGCTGCGGAGAACAAAGGAATCAATTTAACGCAGCTAAACAAACTTCTCGGAATAAACCCTCAGACACTCACTAACAGGCTACGACAGGGTTTCCGCGTCGCCGACGCTGAATACCTCGCCCGCGTCTTGGGCGTCGAGCTGGTAAAGCTGCAAGAATTTCTTGACAGCTAATTGAAAATGTGAGAGTGTCGTAACCCTGATTTTTGAAGTGAATTTAAAGTGATTTTAAAGTGAGGAGATGTAAGTGAAAAAAGAACTCGCCCTAAAAATATTAAACATTTCTAATTACCACGAAAAACTTAGTTTTTTGCGTAAACTCTCGCCCAGAAGTCGCTTTATTGTGCTGTTCGAATGCCTCTCTAGAACAGACGAAACGTACACCCTCGCCTCAGTAACTCTATCATTAATAAAAAAAGAGCGACGAGATATTAAAAATATAATCGAGTGTTTTCAAGAGGAACTGTAAAAGCTATGGCTAAAAAAATCCATATCTCAGCAACTCAATTAACAATGTTTTTGACATGCCCGCGCTCGTGGGCTTGGAGCTATATCGCCCGCGTCCCGCGTGAGCGCGCCCTCGCTCTTGAACTCGGGATACGGGTTCACGAAATTCTTGAAGCGTACTATCGCGGCGAGGCTATGCCGGACCGGTCCGAGATCTGGCGTTTCAATCCCGGCGAGAAAATTTACTATCCAGGTAAGATCGCAGACTCGATGCTCAACGCGGCAATACCGCGCCAGCCCTCAGCCGTAGAGGTTCAGTTCGATAAGCACCTGGACGGCGTACACTACACGGGTAAAATCGACGTGCTTCAAAGACATGCAAACCGCATCGAGATCTTTGATCACAAAACCTCAAGTAGCCCCGCCAAGTGGGGCAAGACCCCTGACGATTTGCTTAAAGATATTCAGCGCAACCTTTATTGCTGGGCGGCGCGTGAGGATTATCTGCCGGTTAACTTCGCGCTGAATTACGGTTGCACCGATGGTAAACCGCAAAAAGCAAAACTCGTAAAAGCAGCGTCGTCACTAGACGACAGCTATTTTTTAAACGAGATACACCCGACCGCAAAACTCATGGTCGAATTAAAAGAGCAAAAAACTAACCCGCTGGACCTACCTCCTGAACCCGCCGCTTGCGGAATGTTTAGAGGTTGTCCGCACAAAGAGCGGTGCGCGCTGACGACGCGCGACCGCGTGAAAGGAATCATCATGGCAAACTCAATGATCGCAGAGCTGTTGGAGAAATCGAAAGCCGCCGCGAAAGCCGCGCCGGTAAAACCCGAGGCCGCGCCGCCGCTGGGTCCACCCGAAAAAGCGCCCGTTGTCGAGGCGAAGGCCGAGCCCAAGGTTGAGGCGAAGCCGAAGCGCACCCGCGCGAAGTCCGCGCCCAAGGTCGAAACTGTCCAGGTTGAAAACGTCCCTGTCGAGAATGTCCGCATCGAGACCGCGTCAATGCCGAACCTCGTTCAGGTCGCCGCCGCTATTGGTGAGCTGGCCGGTATCGCCAAAGGCGCAGCACCGGAGATCAAAAACGAGATCGAGGACCTCAAGCTCGGCATCCTCGAAAACCTGGAGCGCATCTAATGGTCAACGGCGCGGTGAGAAACACCGTCGAATTGCGGCGCATCCTCGCTCTACCTGAGCGGGACGCGGACGCTATCGGTGAGCACATAGCCGAGCCGCTCACCGCGCTGTTACGCCGTCCAGGTGGTACGATGACACTGCGGCCGCTGCAAGCCCTAGCGCTCGCCGAAGCGCACGACAGACAAGGCGCGGTGATAATGCTTCCCGTCGGTTACGGTAAAACCTTAGTATCCTTTTTGTTGCCGCGTATCTTTGACGACGTCCGCAAACCATTGCTATTAGTGCCTGCGAAGCTTCGCGAGAAAACCAGAATAGAATTTCGCGAGCTCGCCGAGCACTGGCAAGGCGCGAACAACCTAGAGGTCCTCAGTTATGAAATGATCTCGACACGTCCGGGTGTGCTCGACGAAATCGCGCCGGATATGATCATCGCTGATGAGTGCCACAAACTAAAAAACCCTAAAGCGGGCGTGACAAAACGTGTGTACCGCTACTGCCGCAACGCTGACAACATGATTTTTGTTCCGTTGAGTGGCACGATAACAACGCGTTCTTTTGTTGATTGGTGGCATTTACAGTTCTGGGCGCTCGGTCCTGAGCGTTCGGTGTTGCCTACAGATTTTCGCGAGACAACCACGTGGGCGGAGGCCCTCGACGAAAAAATGAAAATTCGTAGACCGCCGGGCGCGCTCGAAGTTTTCGCGGACCAGCCTGAACATGGGCATTTGTTAAACAAAATCCGCGATGGTTACGGGCGAAAAATCCGAAGTGTCGAAGGCGTAATATCCGCGCATGCTGATGAACTCGGGATCTCGTTAACTCTTGCACTGTCTAGGTTTGAGCCTTCAAGCGCGGTTAAGGAAGCGCTTAAAAATTTGATTGAGACCTGGACGTTACCCGACGGTACGGAGTTGATTGAGGCCGTTGATTTCTGGCGACACGCCGTCGAGCTGTCGCAGGGTTTTTATTACACGTGGGCGGATGACGCCCCGGAGGATTGGCTTGAGGCGCGCGCGGGCTGCTCGAAGTACGTGCGCGGTGTGCTGTCGCGGTCACGAACACTGGACACACCCGCGCAGGTGCTGAAAGAGCGTCTCGACGATCAACGAGTCAAGAACTGGTTGGTTATTCGCGACACGTTCAAGCCGATCACAAAACCAACTTGGCTTTGTAAAGAGCTACTTCAAAAGGTCGCGACTTTTCCGGGGCTGATTTGGGTAGGACACACCGCCGTTGGCGAGGAACTAGAACAAAATTACAAAATACCTTTTTATAGAGAGGAGGCTAAAACACGGTCAGGACGCCACATTTACGATCACACAGAAGGACCTGCGGCGGTGAGCATCGCCGCGTGCTCGGAGGGCCTCAACCTACAAACGCGGTTTTATCAAAACCTGATAACCGCACCGTCGTCAAACGGCGCACGTTGGGAGCAACTCTTGGGGCGCACACACCGTCAAGGCCAGCGCGAAGACGAGGTGCAAGCAACGGTGCTTGTGCACACACAGACAACGTTAAAAAATTTCGAACAAGCCCGCGCCGATGCGAAATACATCGAGCGCATTACCGGCCAAAAACAAAAATTGAATTTGGCCGATTACACGGAGATCGAACATGGGAAACTTTTTTAAGGACCTGAGCAAGGCAACCCCTTTCACGCAGAGCAAGTATTTTCAGCCCGGCAGTTACGTGGTTGAAATCCAGGCCGTGAAATACAACGAAGGCGGTTACCGAGGCGACAGTTTTGTGATCGAAACGAAGGTCCTCGCCTCAAAACACACCGAGGACAGCGACGCCCCGAAGCCAGGCGACATCGCGGCGCACGTGTGGCGCGCGGACGGCGAGAAGCGCGACATCGCGCGTAATACCTGGATGGCCTTCCTGGAGGCAATCTTCGGCGTCAAGACCGCCGACAAAACCGACGAAGAGTGGTCGGCGATTTCGGCGCAGGTCATCGACGATAACGCGCTCAAGGGTGAGCCGGTGCTCCTCGAAGTCTTCAACAAAAAGACGAAAGCGGGCGGCGACTTCACGTATCACGCATGGCGCAGGATTGCGACGCCTGAGGACCTCCAAGAGTTCGGGATCGAGGTATAACGTGTCGACACTTGCGTTTGATACAGAGACGCATTTGATTGAGCGTTTCAAACCCCTGCCGCGCTTGGTCTGCGCGACCTTCGCGGCGGGGGCATCCCCGGATGATGTTCTTTTACTTACGCGCGGTGAGCAGTTACGCGCGTTCATGTCCAGCGCGCTCGGTGATCCTGCTGTAAAATTTGTTGGGCATAACGTAGCGTACGACTTCGGCGTGCTGGGAAACGCTTATCCTGAGCTGCTCCCGGCGATTTTCGAAGCGTATCAAAACAACCGAATAACAGACACCGGGATAAGACAGCAACTTTTTGACATTGCCTTTGGTCGCGTTTTCGCTGGGGACAAACTCAAAAGTTACTCACTTGCGGTTTTGAGCGAGTTGATCCTCGACGAAGTAATGGCCGGTAAAAAAGGTATGGTTGACGAAGGCGACCCGTGGAGGTTGCGCTATTCGGAGCTTGACGGTGTACCTCTTGAGGACTGGCCCGAAGCGGCGGTGTCCTACGCAAAACAAGATGCGCTCACGACGTGGCGGATCTGGCACGAACAAGAGGAGGGCGCGCGGGATTATTTACGCGACGACTCTTTTCAAACGTACGCTGCGTTCGTGCTTACGCTCACTGCTTCGCAGGGAATGCGCACCGACGAAGAGGCGGTCATCAAATGCGCCGAGCACTGGGAGAATAAAAAAGCAGAGTTGCTGCCGGACCTGGAAGCGGCGGGGCTTATCGTCAAAGGCGTTAAAAAAGTAGCACCAGCGCAAGAGCAAATACGCACCGCGTGCGAGGCCCGAGGCGTTGAACCACCTCTTACCGCAAAAGGCAAAGTGTCCACGGACAAGGTCGCGTGCTTGATCGCAGGTGACGAGTTGATGCTCAAACGTGCCGAATACGTAACCGCCGAAAAGATGTTAAGCACGTACATCCCGACGCTGATTGAGGGCGTGCGAGGTCCTATAGCGACACGCTTTCAGATGGCCGCGACCGGGCGCACAACGTCGAGCGCACCCGGCGCACCTTTGGTCGGCACGAACCTGCAAAACGCGCCGCGTAAGGGCGGTATCCGCGAAACGTTCAAACCGCGTGATGGTAAGGTTTATCTAAGCGCTGACTTTTCCGGCGCGGAGTTACACACCCTTGCGCAGGCCTGCAAGCTAAAGCTTGGTTACAGCACGCTTGGCGAGGCGCTGAACCGAGGTGACGACGTGCACCTCAAGGTGGGCGCGGAGCTGCTCGGTATCAGCTACGAGGAGGCGAAGACACGCAAAAAAGATAAGGAGGTAAAAGAGTCGCGTCAAAACGCGAAGGCCGCGAACTTCGGTTTCCCCGGAGGGATGGGCAACTACACTTTTAGGATGACACAACTAAAACAGTCAGAAAAGTTTTGGACCGAAGAGGAAGCACGCGACCTGAAAGCCGCTTGGTTACAGGCTTTCCCTGAGATGGTCGAATATTTCGAATACAATCAACAGATACTCGGCATAGAAGAAGAGTGCGTGATTGAGATTCCTTACTCGCGACGGCTTCGAAAAGTATCTACGTTCCCCTCCGCGTGTAACACGTGGTTTCAGGCCCTCGCCGCTGACGGCGCGAAGGCCGCGCTCGCTGAGGTTACACGACTTTGCTACACCGTACCAAGCAGCGCCTTGTACGACGCACGTCCGGTGAACTTCGTGCATGACGAGGTGATTCTCGAAATCGCCGACCGTGCGGAAGTCTATCAACCGGCGGCTGTCGAGTTTGAAAAAGTAATGTCGGATGCTTTTAACCGCTTCACGCCTGATTATCCCACGTCCACCGAGGCCGTGTTAATGCGGGTTTGGAGCAAAAACGCAGAACAAGCTTTTGACGAAAGAGGAGGATTGATACCGTGGGAACCATCGGAATAGACCCTGGACGCAACACCGGTTACGCCGTAATTGACGCGGACGGCAACGTCGAGGATTTGGGAGTCTTCACACTCAAAAGTAAAAAACTCGAAGAGCAGCTAGACGATCTTGACTACGAAATCGCGCAAGCGTTTACGCCTTTTCAACGCGCGGAATACGTTACAGCCATTGAATTACCCGTGATTTACAACAGGCTTCAGAACCCTGGTAACCCTAACGATATTTTAAAAGTCGCGTTCATCGCCGGAGCAATCGCGGCTAACTTTGTACAATGTTTTTTGCCGACGCCGCGTGATTGGAAAGGAACGACACCTAAAAAAATCAACCACGCGCGCACGCTCGCAAGGTGCGGCGGCATAAAAGATTTACTAAACGGAATACCTGCAACAAAACAAGAGCACGCCCTTGACGCGCTGGGGATAGCGTTTTGGGCGCTCGATAAGGAGAAGAACAATGCAAAACTTTAATTTGGTGAAGACAAGAAAACCTGGAACATGCGACGCCGCGCGGTGCAAAGAGGAAACGTCGGAAACGTTCGCGGACGGTACACAGCTGTGCGTAAGGCATTTGGGGATGCTCACCGACGAAGAGTACGACGCGTTGAAAGAAGGCGCGCCTGACCCTACGCCCGAGCCCGAGCAAGAGGCGACCGGGCCTGAGGCGATTGTAAAAGTCGAGCTGCAAGAGGCACGCGACCGAATCGCGATCATCGAAGGGATCGAACTTGAAGATCAACAGGACCTGGATTCGTTTAGCGAGTTGCTCACGCACGCGAAGTCGCGTCTAAAATACCTCGAAAAAATGCAGAAGGAGTACTCCGGTCCCGCTTATAAAGCGTACAAAAAAATCCATGGTTTGTTCAAGCCCGGTATCGATGAGCTGAAAAAACTTGAGAAGATCATGAAGGGCAAGATCGAGGTGTACGTGGTCGAGCAACGCAAGGCACGCGAGGCCGCATTTAAAACTCCCGCGCACGCTTTCCCAGTAGACGAGCCGTTCAAGTTCCCGGAGGCCCCGGTGCTGCCCGATAATATCAGCGAGCGCGCAACGTGGGTCTTTGAGGTTGAGGATATTAACGTTGTGCCCATGCGATTTTTGAAGGTCGACGAGGATGTCGTCAAAGCGGAGATTGAAAAGCTCGGTGGTGAAAAAGTCGCTATTCCTGGTGTGCGCGTGTATCAAAAAACTTCACTCGCAGTAAGGAGCTAAACTATGAAGTGCCCAAGGTGGATGAACGGCGCGTTCAGTGGCCCTGCGGGTGATTGCATTTCCGCGCGCATCGAGGGCGGAGAGTTTCGGTTAGGTTCGGGTCATTTAATCTTGACCGATGACGCGCCCGAAGGTGTTGATGATTGCTTGGTTGAGTACGGTGGCGAGATAAAAGAAAAACATCTAACGCCTATTGCGGACCAGTTCAGGGTCGTTAACAATCACGACGTTTTTGTTGTTACACTCGACGCCAAAGAGACGCAGCAGTTTCTTAAAGACCTGAAAGGCGCACGAGCGTTGGCCGGGACGTGGGGTTTTATACAGTTAGAGGTCGTGATTAATTTATTACGCGTGAGCCTCTACGCAGAAGATAAAAGCGGGGATGTTTTGGAAACCCTTATAGTGCCTGCTCAAACAGTGACAACACCGAACGGAGGCGAAATCTTTTGTATATTAGGCACGCTACAAAAAGCGCTCAAACTTATCACAGGCAAAAAACAAACTTTGCAAATGCTGTTTTATGGTCACGCTCATTCACCTATACTTTTTGAGAGCGGTTCGCGAAGGGCGTTAATGTCACCGTCGACCTGGAGGCCCGGTGATGTCTAACCCAAACTACAAAAAACTTGTTAAGGAGCGCTTCGGGACACAAGAGGCTCTCGCAACAATTTTGAACGTAGGCACCGCCAGCGTCAACGCCGCGCTTTGTGGACGGCGTACGTACCGCGCTTTGATGGAGCGTATCTGCCGATTGTTGCAGGTCCCCGCGCCTGGTTACGGTCCCCTTTGTGATAGGTGCGGATTCCAGCCTACCGAGCGCGTTGACGAGGTGACACCGTTCCGAGGTGAGAACCTGTGTCGCGACTGCGTTATCCGCGCAGGCGACGGCGAAGAAAACCAAGAGTTGACGATTGATGATTTCGCGGTACCTCAATGCGCGCTCGGGAGCGTGGTAATGCCTGACCCGAATTACCCGACGCGGTCAGAGGGGCATAACGCAAAAGTTCCAGGCAAAAAAACAAGACACAAGGATTTTTATTTTGGAAAAGAAAGGGATTAAGAATGGAATCTAAAAGTGCCTGCGCCCTGGTGCGCATCAAACATTGGATTGACTTGGTGAAAGAATTCGGCTTGGATGAACGCGCCACCGATACGCGCATCAACGCACCAGCGTACTGGCCGCTGCGTTTGGAACGAGTTCTGCCTGTTAATAGGATCATACGTGTTGAGCTTGCCATTTATCACAGCGCTAGTGATAGGCAGAAGGTGCGAGCATCAGGTAAAATTGGATATTGGAATGATCATGGCATATTCGAGTCGGTAGTGTCTGAATATGTTGATGATGGCGAAACTAAAGAGCCCTAAAAGGAATTAAAAATGAAATCAAAAGCGCCTGCGTGCTGCGCTACGACTGTGTTAACGGGAGCCCGGCGACGTGCTGGACGTATCAGCCAAAACCAACGGATGCGTTTTCAAAAAAAGTCAGGAATAAATCAGGCTGCCGCTTCGAAAACTCGGACGGCCAATGCTCATGCGCCCCAGCGAGGGCGCTGGCTAGAAGGAGGGCGGGGGAATGAAAAATAGTTATGCTCGCCGCAATCCTCAAAATCAATGGGTAACTGTGCGACAATATTTTAGAGAAGGAAACCTATGCCCGTTTAAAATAGGCAAGGTAAAAATAGCGAGTCCGATTTGCACCGGGGGCTGTACGTGGTTTTTAAGCCTTGACGACAACGAAAATTTTGTAATCTGCGAATTGCCTGGCTACATTTTTGACGCCGGGATGATTAGATTTAAGGAGGCCGCGAAATGAGTGACACAAAAACAATACTAGATTTTGTAACAGAACTTCTTGAGAAAACTTTGGACAAAAAAGACACGATTGACGAACGCATAAAAAATCAGCAAGGCGTCGCCTTGGAAGAGGCTATATTTTTCACTCGGAAAGATGGTCGCGAACCTTCGCGCGATTTGATAGCTGCTTGCGCTGAGCTTGCTACTTCGCGAAATCTTTTGGAGTGGGTTGTAATGCCTATTTTAGAGAGTCTTGAAAAACTAAAAAAACATTTAGAGGAGCAAGGGGAATGACCGCCACAACAAAAC